CAGGTTCTCTGGGGTGGTGGGGCCGCCGTACTCCTGCGGCCAGATGTGGTGGCGCACCGTGCGCAGCGGGTCGGGGCGGTGGGTCTTGCCGTGCACCACGCACTGGTTGCCCGCGACGGTCAGATGAGGTTCGTGGCTCATCGGGTCTTCTTCTTCGTCTTGGGCGGGTTGGCCCCGTTCTTGGCCTTGATCCGGGCGAGGCGCTCCTGCCGCTTCACATCGGCGTCCTTGGCCGCCTGGTCGCGCTTGAAGTCCCGGTCCTTGGCGGTCTGGTCGCGCTTGGTGTCGCGCTCCTTGAGCTGCTGGTCACGGGTGCGGTCCTTGTCGGCCATGGCGTGGTCCTTGGCCTTGGCCTCCATGTCCATCGCCTTCATCTTGGCGTCGGCGGCAGCCTTGAACTGGTCGGACTGGGCCTGCACCTGCGCGGTCGGGTCCTGGGCGGCGGCCTGCTGCTGCATCGCCAGCTCCTGCTGCTGCATGGCCGGGGACGGGCTTTCGTTGGCCATCTGCGCCTGCTCGGGGCTCTCCCCCTGCGCGACCGCCTGCTCCTTCTGGGAGGTGCCCTCCATCATCATGTTGGACTCGGCGTAGGACATCAGGTTCTGGTGCTCACCCATGGCCCGGCGCAGCTCCTCCTGCTGCTCGCTCATGGCGGGCAGGTGCGCCACCTCGCGCAGGAACTTCTCCAGGTCGGCGTCGGGGAAGAACTCCATCCCCATCCCGGCCATGGCGGTCATGAACTGACCCAGCTCGGCCAGGTTGGGCGGGTCGACGTTGTTGGGGACGATCTTGGGCAGCTGGTCCAGCTTCCAGGCGTTGAGCTCGAACAGCCGGGGGATGGCGTGCCGGTTGAACACGTCCGCGATGGCCTCGGTGATCGTGTTCAGCGCGGCCCGGAAGATGCCGGTCTTATCCACGTGCATGGAGTACGAGCCGGTGCCCTCGTGCCCGACCAGGATGAAGTCGGCCAGGGCGGTCATCAGGATGCGCTGCTCGTACCGCTGGATGATGGCGGAGGTGTCGAAGGAGCGGGCACCGCCAGAGGACATGAGCTCGAAGGAGAACAGCTCGTTGCCCTTCTCATCGAACTCGCGGGGGATGACCAGCCCCTCGTGCTCGTCCCGGCGCACGTTCTGCACCATCTTCTTGAAGGCCTTGAACGCCTTGTTCTCCGGGGACTCGGGCCGGGCGTTGATGTACTTGGACGGGACGCCAGCAACTGGCATACCGGCCAGGTCACGTTCGACACCGATGGCCTCGAACTCCTCCAGCCGCTTCTTCATGAACCAGGGCCGGTAGGAGTTGCGCAGCAGCGAGCGACCCTCGGGGTTGCCCTTGTGCAGGCCGGTGCGGAACAGCAGGCACTTGTTGATCGGCAGCACGGTGGTGTCGTAGTACGGCGGGGCCAGCTGCACCATGGCCTGCACCCCACCGGACTCATCGAACATCCAGCGCAGCAGCGTCTCCTGGCTGCGGATGGGGATCTTGCGCCAGCCGATCTTGCCGTCGGTGTACTTGGAGCGCTTGGCCGGATCCTTCTCCCAGGGCCCGACCCGCTTCTTGTAGACGATCTCGTGCCAGGACCAGCCGTAGATCAGGCAGGACAGGATCTCGGAGATCAGGTCGTCCCAGGTGTGGGACATGTCGTCCATGCACTCTTCGAGGAACTCGGCCGCCTCGGTCGCCTCGGGGGTGGTGTCGGCGCTGTCCACCCGCCAGGACACCTGCCGCAGCAGCTTCTCGATGGCGAAGAGCAGGGCACCGACCATGGGGTCGTTGTCCGACATCTCCTTGTAGACCTTGACGGCCTTGCGCCCACGCAGGGCGGGCAGGTACTCCTCATCGATGATGCCGGTGGCGCGCTTGAGGCCGGACCCACCCAGCTCAGCGAACGGGTTGACGGGGGCACCAGAGGACGCCTGCGGGATGGTCTTGTCGTCATACCGCAGCACGTCGCCGTAGCTGATCTCGCTGGTCACGTGGTCTCCTTCGTCAGCCCCATCTTCTCGTCCTCAGCCACCCAGCCACCCTCCCAGCCGTCCCACAACCCGGTGCGCACCTCCAGGGCCAGCGTCCAGGCCTGCTGAGCGCAGCAGTCGTGCCCGCGGGAGTGCTCGTACCAGGCGAGGGCTTCCAGGCGCTCAGCGAGGCGTGCAGCGCTGTGCGAGAGCGAGGGCCCGGCGGTGAACGAGGAGAAGAAGCTCTTCAAGGAGGATGAGAGTGACATCGGTTGCCTCCCGGACCAGACGCTTCATGTCACCAGTGTCTGAACATGGGCAATCCCCCTGGCGAACCAAGCAAGCCGACCAGGGGGATCAGGAGGAGAGTACACAGATGCCCCCGAGAGTGAGGGACTCGGGGGCATCCGGTCGAGGTCGAAGCAACCGACCAAGTGGAGAGAAAGCACCTACAGGGTACCTGCTGGGTTGTACCGGGCGTAGACGTCCTTGCCACCATCGGCGCGTCGCTGGGAGGAGCACTGGATGCCAGCGCTCTTGTTCAGCTGGCGCAGCAGGCTGTTGGCCTTGCGGTTCTCGGTGATCTCGAAGACCACCCACTGGCCCTGGGCCTGGCGGATGGCCTTGACGTAGGGCTCGGCCTCCACGATGGGCTTGCGGCCCCGGGAGGCGGGCTGGAACCCGCCGGGGAGCTTCTGGTACTCCAATTGCTCTGCCACTTGTCCTCCTGATGCGCTTCTTTGTGGAGATTAGCGCATCAGTGCAACTCTTTCGGGATGTCTCGCACGAATATGTGCACTTCCTTGGTCTTGGCCTGACCGTTGGCGAAGAGGATGCCGTGCCCGTCCTCGCCCAGCTCGTACTGGTGTGCGACGCACTGGTAGCCCCCAGCGCGCCAGGTGATGGAGAAGCCAGCGCACTCCTCGGGCTTGATCCCGAAGACCCGGTGGATCCACTTCATCACTCTGTCTTGGACCGGCTTGGGCTGCTGGTTGAACCACAGCGGGTCGAAGTCCCTGTGCCTGCCCAGAAGATCGACCATGTCAGCTGGTGATCTTCCAGTCCCCAAGCCCCGGCCCCCACATGGGCTGGGTGGATGGGATGTTGGGGACCTTGATGTCGACCGTGGTCTCCGTCTTCGACAGCCTGCGCCCAGCGATCGGGATGTGCGCCTCGTAACCGTCCTTGCCCTTGATGTGGATGCCCTCAGGGGTGATGAGGCACTCGATGATGTCCTCCCAGGCGTACCCCAGGGCTTCCATCGCGGCCTCCACCCGGAACTCCTCGATGGCCACTTTCTGAAAATCTTGCGTCACTTGGCTGCCTTTCCCTGCAAATCTTTCGGCTCAGCCCCTACAGGATCTTCCTGTCTGGAGGCCTGACCACGTTGAGATCTTTCACCTGAGCGGGTCAGCGGGTACACCGCACGCTGGTTCACGAGGAACTCAGTGAAGTCGTCCCAGCAGGTCTTGCACAGGTCGTAGGTCAGGAAGCCCTTGGTCATCGGGGCCACGTCGACACTGATCCAGGACTTCACCTGCCTGCACCGGTCGCAGATCTGCTCCCCGCTCTTGAGCACCATCAGTCTGGGTTCACCTGCCTCAGCTCTCGGTCGGGCTGGCAGATGCAGAACACGCCCTTGAAGGCGTACAGATCGTCCCCGCTCTTGCTCAGGAACACCTGGCGCTGCACCCCGTACCACTTGCAGTCCTTGTTCTCGCAGACCACCACGATCATCGGGTGGCCGGTAGCACTGATGTTGATCATCACCCGTCCCGCAGGAACTTGTAGAACTCCCTGGCCTGCTTGAGCACATCGTCGGTGCCGAAGCCGTACGTGCTGGCCAGCTCGATCGCCAGCTGCAGGGCTTGTAGCCGCAGCTTCTCGTAGCTGTTGGGATCTGCTGCCATCAGGACGCCTGCGAGGTGGCCAGGTTGCAGCCCTGCTTGAACAGCTCCTCCCCGACCTCCTTGGCCAGGGCAGCGTTGAGCTGGTAGATGATCTTGGACTTCCCGACGCCGATGATCAGCTTGACGTGGTCTCGGCCCTTCTCGATCTCGCACTGCACGTTGCTGGGCATGGCCTGGTCCTTCTGCCGCGATGGTTGCTTAGCTCCATCGTCTGACCAGGGGAAAGGCACGATGTTGTCCTCGTTCCACGGCTGTGACTTGTCCATGACCTAGTTCCTACTCTTCAGGATCAACCGCATCTGCTGTTCGTGCTGGGCATAGCCGATGCGCTCCAGGCGCTCGGTGTAGTACTCGGTGCCTGACAGCAGGGTCTGGGGCATCTCTGCCCGCCACCCACAGGCGCAGCGCACGATGTACTTGCTGTCGGTGTACGCCATCGCCACCGGGTAGTGGGTGTTCCGGTCAGTCGTCGTAGTAGCCACGGGTGAACCTCTGCACAACTGATCCCTCACTGATGCCGAGCTGCTCCCCGATCATCCAGTGCAGACACCCGTCGGCTCGTGCTTGGCGCACGGCCTTTTTGAGTGCTGACTCGGCCTCATCAAAGGAGTACTTGAGTTCCTTGATGCGCTCAAGATCATGTCGTTGGCGCACCGTAATTTTTCGATCTGTCACACCCTGAACGTAACAAGTGTTCGAATGAAGCGCAAGATCTAGGTCAGGCTCCAGCTGATGTCCTCGGTCTCCGTGCTGGACACCTCACCCTCGGGTCGCCAGGCGTTCTTGCCGTCCAGGAACTCGGTGTTGTGGTCGATCGCCCGGCTCATCCAGGTGATGTCCGCCTTGGGTGTGCCCACCGGTGCCACCACCGGCCACTTGTGGCTGACCAGCTTCCAGGCCAGTGCTGCGCTACACACGCTGTCGGGCAGGTGGAAGTCCTTGCCCTTGGCGTACAGGTCCTCCACCGAGCAATACAGGTGCTCGCGGTACATGCTGCCGATCCTCGGTGCGCGGATCTTGTTGTTCTCCACCCCGGTGACGAACTCCGACAGCATGTCGTCGCGCTCACGCCCCGCCATGATGAAGTTGCGGACCGTGCCGTCGATCAGGTCAGCCACCACCCGGCCCAGGCCGGTGGCGTCATGGATCCCGTCCGCGTTATACCGCTTCTGCAGGGTGTTGAACTTGCCCACCATCACCGGGTACGGGCGACGGTTGAAGCGCACGTAGTACACCATCCGGATCGGGGAGTAGGTGACGTCCCAGACGGTGATGACCGTCTTGTCCACCGCCTGCGCCCAGTCCGCCGCGATGACGTAGTCCCGGTCGTTGAGCGGGCCCTCGTACTCCCACTCCTCCCACTCCCGGTTCTCCTTGATCGGGGTCTTGGGGGCGGTCAGGGAGAACGTCTTCTCCACCATTTCCGAGTCGAAGGCGCGGTTGCCGATGGAGGGCTCACCCAGCTCGTACTCCACGCGCCAGCGCTCTCGGCTGACCTCGCGCTTCTTCTGCTGGACGAACTCCTCATCCAGCCAGCCGTCCTTGGCGTACATGGTGTCCAGGTAGCACCACTCCATGACCGGCAGGCCTTCGTCCTCGAACCGGGCCATCTCCTTCATCATCGTGCCGTCCGCGTACTGCAACGTGGACACCATGGTGGTCTGCTGGGGGATCCGCACCCCGAGCCAGTTGTTCTGCGGCATCGGCTGACCCTTGGCCGACTCCAGGATGTTCTCCTCCATCTCATCGATCTCATCGAGCAGGAGGCGCTGGGGGTGCGGGCCACGCACGGACTTCTCCGAGGCGGTCAGTGGCCGGATCACCGCGTTGTTGTGCAGCTTGATCCGCGAGGTCTGGTTGTTCTTGATCATGTACGCGGGGGCATTCTCGTAGTCCCACATCCGCTTCATGTGCTCCAGGGCGTTGAGCGCCTGCATCTCCGAGCCACCGACGATGTTGTTGTCCGCCCCGAGCACCACCGCCTGGGTCAGGCCCAGGCAGGACATCATCTGCGTCTTGCCGCTCAAACCACGCGAGCCCCGGACCAGGACCTGGGGCTCCCGGGCGAAGAACGCCGTGGAGAAGGCCTCGAACGGGGCTTGGTGGTGCGGGCAGTGCTTGCCACGGGGGATGGTGACTCCCCACAGTGCTGTGACGAGCTGGTAGAGCTCGTCGTCGTTCCGTGGCGGACGAGTCAGCTGGTAGTTGGTGGGGATCGTGAGGGTCATGCCCGAAGGCTATCTGGCCAGACTAGGAAGACCTAGCTAATGCAAGGCCTCAACCAGCAGCGCACCGGTCACACAGGCCAGACCCAGCGCAACCAGGTTCAGCCGGTTGATGGCCACCTCGAACGCAGCGATCAGGAAGATCACGAGGGCGGCGATCAGCAGGATCAACACCAGAATGCTCATTTCACACCTCCTACTCGGTCCACTCGATGTAGACCTTGCCGCTGGATGCTGACCCAGCGCCCAAGGCATACAGGTAGCGGGCGTCGGTGAAGGACGTGGGGCCGTAGTACAGGCCCAGGCCCTTGGACTGGCCGGAGGCGAAGTAGGGGTAGTACGCACTGGGCACGGTGAAGGTCTTGGTCTCACCACGGTTGAGGGTGCCCACGTAGATCCCACTGGTGTCGTACGCGGACGGGTCACCGCTGATCTGGGCGGCCATGGTGTGCCGGGAGACGTACACGCTCGCCGGGCCTGCCACCCCATGAGCGGTGTTGGCCCGGGTGATGGTGATGGTCATCTTCGTGACACTGCGGGCCCGGGCCAGGGCACCGGTGATCCGGGTGCCGTAGAACCAGGTGCCGTGCCAGTCGTAGCCGCCCTGGTACACGTAGTTGTTGTCGGACCGCCAGTAGTCGCTCTGGGCGTTGTAGCTGGCCGAGTCGGTGGGGTAGAACGTGCCCTTCTTGGCCGTGATCGTGGGCGGGATGTAGATCCGCGGGATCGTGTACTTGGAGCTCAGCGGCAGGCTGACGTTGCCCGCCGAGTCGATCGCCCACACCGACCAGTACAGAACGGTGCCGTACTTCTGGTTGGGGTAGGACACCGTCTTCAGCGCGGTGGGGGTGGCGGCCACGTACGTGGTGTTGGTCCCGG